CCTCAACCATAGATTCTACATACGAACGACCAAGAGCCCTTTTAGCAAAATTAATGCGTTCAGAAATAAACTCAGACTGCAAATGCTCAATTTCAGGACGCAACTCCTCAGCCTGATCAGAAAGATAAGAATATACAATTTCGTCAATAAGAGCAGACCCACCAATAGGGTCTTCCTCTATAGCCTTACGAATAGCACCAAGCATTGTCATGTGTTTACCCTAACCTACTGAACCACGAACAGAAACCGTTTTACCCGAACGAGTGCGCATCAAATGCCCTGCGCGTAAGCCAGAACGTCGAGCAACACCTTTTGGATAAGGCAATCCTACACTAAGACCTTTTTCAACCCACATGCTTTTAGCAATATTGACATTACGGTCTTTACCATAAACACCCTCAGCTTCGCGTTGCTTAGCCTTAGCTTTAATTGCGCCCATCTTGGCATTCCAAATTCTAGCTTCGTTAGCGTTATGGTGTGCTGATCTAAGGCTTAAAGCGCCGCCAGCAGCTTCAAGACCAGCAACAAAAAAATTCTTTTTGCTGGCCTGTTGGCCTGCGTGAGCAAGAAGACCTGCGCCTAAACCAGCATTGGCAGTAGCATCAATCTGGCGATTACGAGTTCCTCTTTTTAAGTACTTATAGCCTTCCTCGGCACTAGGGCTAATACGATCACGATACTGACTAAGGAACTTATCGTCCTTTTTAGAAACCTTATTATTTGGCTTGCGATTAGTACTGTAAGCAGTAAGACCTGCAGCGCCAACTGCAGCAGCAGCCACCTTGTTTCTAGGCGTATTCAAACGATGCGGAATTTCCTCGGAAACGCTTTTAATCTTGTTAGCACGCTCAATGTACTTTGGCGTATCTTTTGCTGCCAATTCTTCCATAGCCTTACGCCCAGAACTACTCAAAGGCTTGCGAGGCTTGCGCGCATCAACAATATCTCTAGCATGGCGACCAGAGCGATACAAAGGAACTACAGATCTAGGAGCCTTTCCAGTCTCATTACGAATGCTAACCGGAACATCTTTTTGCCCTAAATCTTCCGCTGCGCGCAAACGATGATGACCATTCGTAACAACCATTTGACCGTTAGCGAAACGAGAAACTTCAATAGGATTAGTATCCTTAAATCCCTCACGATTAATTTTAGATGTTAGTTTTGCTTGATTAATCTTAGCTCCGTAACGCTTACCTGGAGTACGAGCAATACCTCTAACATCAGCAATATCGACACGACCAGTAGTGCTTCCAGACAATTTAGAGTTAATTCGAGCAGAAGCACCGTTGTCTGCAGGTGTTCTTTGTAAAGTAGGAAAAGAAACTCCCAAGCCAACACCTGCAGCAGTACCAGCAAGTACCTTTTTTTGGTCACTCATCTTGTCTGCTTTATTTAACTCTTTAAACTTATTAGTCTCAAGTTTTTGCATTTGAGCAGAGTTAAAAGCTCCGGCAGCGCCAATACCAGATCCAACAGCCAACAAACTATTAGACACTTTAGTGGCTTTAGGCTCCAACTCGCTAGCACGCCTTAAAATCTTTGACTTAGGTGCATTCTTTAAAGCACCAGCAAACTCAGGAGCGCGTAGCAACAAAGCACCGCCACCAATAGCACCACCCACCTGCAAGTAACGACGAGTGCGCTCTTTACTGCGAATTAACTTTTCTTGATCAGTACTGGCTTTATTAACATGCTGTTTTACTTTTGCTTCAATAGCATCAGCACGCACCAAAGGGCGAATAACTTCTCGCTTCAAATTAAACTTTTCATTCTGCTGACCATTGTAAAATTGTTTACCGCCAGCAACAACCAAACCAAATCCAGCGCCCTGAATAGAACGCGCAGCAGTTTTATTTCCCAAAAACTTAACGTGATTAGCAGTTACTTTTTTGCCCCTAATAGCGTGCATAATATCAGGCTTAACCATTTTGTCTTCTAAAACAGAATGAGTACCGGCAGGCTTACCATCAGGGCCAATAATAGTAAAATTACGTTTAACAGTTCCGTTTTTTACCTTAAACTTTTTATCACCACGAGATTTAAGTTCAGAACCAGCACCAATGAGCGCTCCGCCTGCAGCGGCACGAGTAGCAGCATTACGGCGATACTCAGTAGATTCACTCATGAACTACTCCTAAACGCGCAATAATTTCACTAAAAACTTCTTCTGAATTAGGCTCAGCAGCCATTAATGCTACAACAATACCACCACGCGCTAAAGCCTCTAAAGTTTGCTTAAAACTATGTCCATCTTGTCGAGCATCATCAATAAAAAATTGAACTAACTTAGCTGCATCAGCATTGTTTTCTTTAGAAATAAGCGCACAAGAACCAGCAATGACTCTCTCCGCAGACCTTTCAAGATCAGTAACTAACACTACTTCTCCTGTTGCGGGTTTTGCTGTTGACTTTCTTGTTGCCCAGCATTTTGTTGACTACCTTGTTGATTAGGCTGACCAGGCTGTTGAGCGGGCTCGCCCATGTAATCAGCCATCATTGTTTGTGTATACATTTGCTTGGCCTGTAAATACTCTGTATTAGCTTGAGCGAATTGAGTAGCCTCAGTACGCATCTGCATCTGACGACGACGCTCTTCTTCCTCTTCATTAAGTTTTGGAAGACGGGCTGCATCGCGAACAAAGTTTTCCATAGTTGGATCTGGGAACCAATTAACACCAGTACCAGCCATAGCAGACATAAACTGTGACAACTGTGCAATGTCTGGACTATCAACATCACTAGGAACAATCTTAGGTAATTCAGAAGGCTTAATGCCATTGACAACAAACAAACGAGGGATTGCATACCGATTTAATGTATCCGCAATAGACTGCGCAATAGCGTTCAGTGATGTTCGGAAGATACCAGTCTTATCGGTATGCAAACTGTAAGAGCCACTACCCTGATGACCAACCATAATAAAGTCAGCCAACACAGACATCAAGATACGCTGTTCGTAACGCTCAATAATTTGATTGGTGTTAAATGCGCGAGCACCACCGCCACCCATAAGTTCAAACGAGTAAAGCGGTTGCTTTGTGTCTTGATCGTAAGCCATAGGGAACACAATGCCCTCTTGCTCATCACGGCGAACAGACTTAACCATGCGTTTAAACGCTTCAACAGTTTGAGCCTGCTGTGACCCTGGCTTAGCGCGCAAAAATTCAGCCGGAACTTTAACAATAGGCAAACCAGCAAGGTCGCGCTCAACGCCAACTGCTTCATACTCCTCAAGACGCTTCTTCATGTACCAAGGACGATAAGCTTGGCGAAGCATAGACATGCCCTCAGGGTTACCCTTTGTGTGACGGTAACGGAACAGTAATGAACGCTCAATAGGAAGAACTGTAGTTTCAAAGCGAGGTGGAGCCAACTGCACCATAGCAGTCACATCACCAGAATCATCAAAAGCCCAACGCAACAAAGTTTCCTGAGCACGAATTGGCATCTTGCGCCAACCAACCATGCCATCTGTGTACTTAGAGCGCTTAGAGCCATCTTTTTCCCAAGGACCAACACGCTTTTTGTACACAATTTCATGCCAAGACCAGCCATAAATTATGCAAGTTAGAACTTCTGAAATAAAATCGTCCCAAGTATGCGACATGTCATCCATACAAGTTTCAACAAGTTTGGCATTATCAGTATCTTCTTTAGACTTACCTGCTGGCTCAACACGCCAATTAACATTACGAATAAGACGATCAACAGTGAACCACAACGAACCAATTAAAGGATCATTCTCGGACATTTCTTTGTAAATCTGTACAGCTTTGCGGCCACGTAATTGCGGAAGGAACTGCTCGTCAATATAACCACCAGCACGCTTAAGGCCAGTAGTACCAAGTTCCATAAACGGCGAAGCCTTATTGGCCTCAACCATGCCTGCAATATCAGCAGGAGTTGCATTTAGACTATCAGTGTCTCGATAAGACGTACGTACATCGTCAGCCATTACAATCCATTCACACGACGGTAGCGAGCTTCAGCCAACGACACAGGCTTAGGCTCGTTTGAACGCTTTTGACTAATACTACCGCGTTTTGCTTCATTGGCATACAACGACCCAGCAATACCAGCCAAACCAAGACCAATAACTGACTTACCACCTACACGCAAGTATTTAGCTTTCTTTGTAGCCTCATTGGCCGCAGCCTTATGCGACCTTACTTCATCAAGAAGCTTTCTATTTCTAGCAGATACGCCAGCCTGCTTACTATTGTGAGAATTAATACGACCAGTTAATTCAGCACCAGCATATTCCAAGGTAAAACGATTAGAACCTTTAGGCACCTTTAATACTGGCTTACCAGGAGCCGTAAAACGAGCATCAGTAGTTCTAGGTCCAGCAACCCATTCGGCAAAACGCTGATTGTTTTTGACATGCACTGCTTTTTCTGAATTTAAGTTTTTTAAAGTATTAAGGTTAGATTTGCGACGCTCATTCGTAAATTTAACATTAGCAAGACTAACAGAGGCTTTTTTGTCATACTTTTTACTTCGACTGGCAATAGCACCACCAGCACCAATAGCGCCAGTAGACGCAACAAAACCCCCATAACGAGCAGATTCCTTACGAGGTTCTTTAGTAGGTGCACGGCCAACCTCAGCCAGCCCACCATAACGAGACTGGGAAACTGTCATTACTTGACCTGCGCTTTGTTCTTTCGATCCTTAGCATTGTTATAAACAGCCAAACCACCCATAACACCACCAGTAGCGACTAGACCAGCGCCAGACTTAAGATGAGCTAATTTTTTAGCAGGAGCAGCCTTAAGCGCATTGTCAGCAGTAATTTGCTTGGCGCGACTATCAGCCAAAGTTGACTGCGCTTTATCAGAATAATACTGATGCATGCGCACTTGCTTTCTGCGCGTCAATGGATTGCGGATTTGCGAAGCGTTTTGAACGCGTTGAATTTGGTCATTAGCAAGGCGTTCATTGAACTTAACCTTACTAGCAATTGCATCCGACTGACCTTGAAGGCGATTAGGTAGAGTTGCTGCAGAAATCATTCTTTGACCGCCAGCCAAACCAATAGCCGTACCTGCAGCGCCTAACTTAGCATTACCAGACATAAGTGGCTTGCGATCCGGTACAGGATTACCCTGTGCGTCATACATTGGCTCTGCTTTTTTAACACTTCCGCGTTTGCGACGAAGCTCTGCAATCTTGGCTTGCGAATGACGATTCTTAGCAGAACCTGCAGCATACATACCAGCACCAACACCAGTCAAAGCAACGCTACCGCCAGCAAGCGCAGCTACTGGGTTTACACGAGCAATTCGACCAATAGCTTTTAATTTTCCGCCTCGCGCAGTTCTATTGTAGTGGTCCATAGCCACGCTAAAAGGTGCGTCTCCTTGAGAAATGTTAAGCCCATAAGCAGTAGTTACCCCGGCAGCACCTAAACCAGCAACAGTCTTACCATTACGACGAGTAGAGCGACCTTGCGCGCCCTTGTCTTGGTAATGAGAAATGTTTTTCCAGCTTTCTTCTTTACGAACAGCAACACCAGCACCCGCCGCGCCACCACCTGCAACCGCAGCAATAGCGGCATCGCGCTTAGCTTCTTTAGTAGCCTTGTACTTGGCTTCTAAATAAGGCGTTCCTTTAGCATCACGCTTAGGACGCTTAGGCAAAGAGTGCGAATCATACTTTAAATAACGCTTTCCAGCTTTAGTTTCAGCAAATTTATCAAGGCGAACGCCTTTTTCGACGTCTTCCAAATTGCGGCCTACAGCACCAGAGCCACCAAAACGTGATTGATTCATAACTACACTATACTCCATTGACTTTTTAACAAACTTACCATTATTGTCACGAGGATGTTGACAATCCTTAAACTTAACCCCACCAGCAACTCCACCAACAGTTAAAGCAGGAGTTCCGTAATTTATTGCTTTTGCTTTGTTTGGATTATCTTTGCCCCACAAACGATAAGTATGTGATATGTAATGCCTACTACGAATGGGGTTTTGAGTAGCAGCTAATGCATAAGAATTTGGTGTTCGTTTTCCAGTATACTTTTTTGCTTGATAATCTGCTCTTGCTTCTTCAAATTGAGCTTTTTTAGATTGACTTTTTAAAGCGGACTTTCTAGTAATTCTGCGTCCTTTTTTATCATGCGCTTGCTTTATGTAACCAAAATAATTTGCTTTTGTGTTTGCGTGTGCGGCTTCGTGCCTTAAAACCGTGTCGTTTAAAAGAGGAAGCATTCTTGCATCATCTGGTAAAAAAATAATTCTAGGTGCAGATTTAGGACCAAAATTACTTGCAGACGCCAGTGTTCCTGGTGTAGTTCCTGGAATAAGAACAGTAGGCCTACGCATTTTAGGTAAGCCTTTTAATTTTTCCAGCATTTGTTGCTGAGCTACGCGCTGTTGAAAACTAGGATTTTCAGACATTTTAAGCATATAAACATTGCGCTTAAGTTTAACTAAACCAGGATCAGCATCAAGATCGGGTTTTCTTGCATTTGCAATGTTTTTACGCCAAGCAATTCCTTCTGGATTTGAATCCATTCCGCGCTTGATGTTATCAAAATAAGAATTATCGCTAATGTGCGGGGCTTTAATATCAGCACGTAAAGCAGCGCGTTCTGTTTTAGTTAATTTAACTGCTGGCTTCCAAACACCTGGAGAAATTAAAGACTTTTGCAGTGGCTCACCAAATAAATCAGGACCAGGACTCTTAGGTTTTTTATTAGGAATAAACCTAATACTATCTTTGTGCGCTACACGCTGGCCCTCAGTAGGGTGAATAATTCCCCAATGCGTAGGTGAATATTCATAATGCACCATAACTCGCACCTTGCGAGTACCTTGCGTAAGGATAGCCCGCTGAGGAAATACTTTAGATACAACTTCATACGACTTTTTAATTTGGTTTTTAATTCCATAAGCAGAAGTTCCTACCAAACCAGAACTTGTGCCAATTTTAATCGCTTTATCCGCCATTGGATTGTCTTTACTCCACAACTTGTACGTGTGCGAAATGTAATTCCTGCTTTGAATAGGATATGATCCTGCGAGAAAACGGTATGAATTTTTAGGAGCGCCACCGTTCTTAGCTGCATAACGATCTGCTCTGGCTTCTTCTTTCATAGTTTTTTTGGAATTTGAAATAGGATTGCCTTTACTATCTAATTTTAAGCGTACATTGCCCGCAAAATTTCTTTTAGTATTTGCATGTGCAGATTCGTGCATCATCGTGCGTTTTGGACCTAAACTTGGGCTTACGCCAGACTCAGGAATTAGAATGTAACGAGGAGAAGATTTAGATCCAAAGTTTCCTGCAGCAGCTCCGGCATTCATAGGAAGTTTATCAGTTGGCATTACGATAGTAGGCCGGCGCATTTTAGGTAACATTTCTGCGTGTTTAATTGCTACGTCTTGAAACTTACCAGAAGATTTAACATAAACGTTACGTTTAATTTTTGTGTATCCGCCGCTCTCAATATCAGCGCGTCTAATTAAAGATGGCTTTTTAACTCCAAATGGTCTACCTGGACCAGACACATGGTTGCGCAAAGCTTTGTTTTCTATGTCTCTGGCTTGCGCTGCAGCACCTTGGCTGGCAGCATAATGCTTGCCAGATTTAACAGATTTACGCTCAGCAGCGCTTAACAAGCGCGCTGGCTTGTAGACACCTGGAGAAACCATTGACTTACCAACACCAGATTCTTTAAAAGTACTAGGCGTTCCAGCTTTAATTGGTGGTGCTTGATACTTGTAATGTTTAGCTTCACCGTTAATAACCCTACCAAAATCTTTATCTTGCATAGCTCGCACACCAGCTATACCTTGCTCATTAGCATCTTGAATTTTAATTTTTGACCACTTACCGGTCTTCAAACGTCCCATCGTTGCTTGAACACGATAAGGATTTTTCCAAGTTTGGCTGGCTTCTTTACCTTTGGTATTGGCTCGCCTTAAAGTGCTGATGTAATCACTTCGGTTGTGCCAAGTTTCAGGATGAAATTTAGGATTGCGCAAAGCAGAGGGTAAGCCTTTATTAACACTAATAGCCGCTGCTTTTCTTTTAGCGTCCTCTTTAGACGAAGCACCCCACTTCTGTAGCGACAACAACAAACGAGTAGGTTCACCATTTGGTTTATGCTCCGGACCAGGCATACCACCCATACGCGCAAGAAAAGAAGCACGACGAGGATTATTTCCTGACTTAACAGGCGGCTTCAAATTATGCCCCTCAGCCTTAGCAGAAGCGCGACCTTTAGCGTTAAGCCCACCCTCAGGGTTTTTGCCTTCGCTACGAGTCCAAGCAGGAGTATCAAACTTTTCTACATTTATGTGTGGATGCTCTTTGTGCCAATTAGTAGTAGCTTTTACACCACCCTTTACACTCTTAACACCAGCCATGTCAGACAAATTAATTTTATCGTACTTGCCATTTTGTTTTTTAGAACCAGCATGGTTAACAACTATGTCGCCATTCTTGTCTTCATAAATGCGATGAAGTTTGCCAGAAATCTTAAGAGATGTTGGTTCTTCTTTACTAACAGCCATGTTATCAATCAGATTAGGATAAGGACGACCAGCAGCCATCGCCCTAGCTTTAGCCGATGCCTTTTTCTTTTTACTTAAATGATCCTCAGACTTTGTAGGGTCAGGCTTTTCCCAAACAGGCACATCTTTGCTTTTTTGAACAGGCACAGTTACCCCTTAAACGAACGTAATTGCCAGGACCACTTCTGGTGCATTTCAATACGACCAGCAATAAAGTTACAAATACCTTGCTCGTCAAGAGTATTAGCAAGTTTAAAAACTTCGTTTAAGTTAGCAATTACATTGGCGTTAAGCGAATAAAGAGCGCTAATCATACCCATAGCGTTATCTGAATTAAGTTCAGGAGTATCTTTTAACTCTGTAAATTGCGATAAATGAAAAGGTGCAGAAACGTTTAACTTACGAAGGTTTTCTGCAATAGGGTCGACAGACTCGTAAACATCTTCATAAATCTTTTGAAAAAACTTATGCAACTGAGCAAAATCAGAACCAACAACATTCCAGTGAAAACCATGAGCATGAAGATACTCATTAAAAACATTCGCAAGCAAACGCTCCAAAGACTTAATAAGTTTAATTTCCATGATTCCTCCGAGTATGAAAACATCATACACCATGCCTATTTATTACAAGAATGGTCTGTTTCAATATGTCGATCCAACTTTGCTTCTAAACGATTAACAGCATTAGCAATATCTGGTAAAGACTTGCCGCCATTGGCGTGAGGCTGAATTGAGTAAGTCATCTGGTCAATGTATGCCTTTATTGGTTTAACTACTGCCCACTTAACAAGAATGCCACCTAAAGTCAGGATTGCTATTAAAGCTCCAGATATTTGGCCAATCTGAATTACTAATTGCATTATGACTTCTTTGGCTTTTCAACAACTGTCTCTTCTTTAGCAATAATTGGAACAATAGCTTCAAGAAAATCAGCAAGAGTTGGTGTCTTACCTCTGCCAAAACGAGGATCATGTGGATTAAGTGCGTCAATAACCAAAGGAACTACAGCAACTATAAGCAAAGCAATTGTAGGGGGAAGGTTAAATGCATCAACATAATCAATAGCAATCGCAAGAGAACCACCCAAGATAACTTTAAGCGCTGCAGCAGAAGGACTGGAAGCAAGCCATTTGAGGAACTTTTTCATGAACACCTCGGTAATAAGACAATAGATACTTTAAGACTAAGCGCACATTCACTGTAGTGCAATCATCAAGTCCAAAAAACTGCTACACCCTCATAAGAATCTTTAACAGTTACATCGCCAGATTGAGTTGTGTAACGCGCATCTTCCTCAAACGTAGGAGTAATATCTTTAAACTTTTCAGGAGCATAAGTAGTTTTCTTAATACCTTCTGTACCAGCAACAAACGAAGCGCGCTCTGCAGCATGATGCGCTAAAGCAAAGGCAGCCACATCATCAGACAAATGAGAATTCCAACCGCCACCACCATAAACCTCTTCAACAGTTGTGGATTTGTGCTGATTAAACGCAGGAGTATTGCGAGGCAGTTTGTATTTACCTTGCTCAACAGCAGTCACATAGTTAGTAAGCATTTGTGTGCGTTTAGGACCAGACATCACAAACTTAATAACGCGCTCATCCACAAGATCATGCACAACATTGCCAATACCAGTAGCATCATGACAAGCCAAAGCTTGATAGTCAGACACAACGCGATTGAAGGCTGAAATCATCTCAGGCCAAGGCTTGCGATTAAAGCGCCGATAATAAACAACCCTCCTTCCGCCATCATCAAGACGGTAAATAACAATAACTGTCTTGTCTTGTTCTTTAGCCCAATCGGCACCAGCAGCATAAGTGCCACCAGGCATAGGATGCTCAAAAATCCATTCATCATCATTACCGGCATGTCTTTCGTCGATAATGTTCATATCAATAAACGCTTTATTAAGTTTATCTAAATCAAACGCACGAGAGCCACCAGCAGGCTCACCAAGCTCGTACTCAACTCGGAACATTTCAGCCGGAACAGACATACGCTTACGTTCAATAAAATCAGGATCCATCCAACCATGAGGCTTTAGTTGTTCCCGATAGCACCACGTACGAATAGGCATACCTTTAGCCAAAGCCTCATCCATAACAGACTGGAACGTGCCAACAGGGTTCTGCCAAGTACTTGAAGCAACAACCATTTCAGCCACTTCAACACCACGCACATTGGGCTTAGTCATAGCCTGACCCATAGCAGCGTCATAAATCTTGCGTTCCATTTCATCAATTTCATCAAGCAGTGTCATTTGAGGGTGAGGACCGCGAACAGTTTTTTGAGATGCTGGTAGTGGGCGAATCCAGTTACCGCCAGTAAAAGTAATCTGCGTCTTAATAATTGATTCGATAGCGTGAACAGGCGCGTTACGGAACTGCGTCAAAAACTCCACATGCTCATGAATGTTTTGTGACTGAGCCATAGACCCACCAAGAAGAGTTACATTAATTTCTAAAAGAGCCGCTTTAGTAAGTGCCAAAAGAGCAAGCATGTAGCTTTTGCCAGTACCACGCGAACCATACCAAAGAACCCAGTTATAGTCGTTACCAAAATAAGCCTCCGCAAATGCATCAAAAGGTGCTGTGTGATCAGGGCAAACCTGCACTCTAGGTAGTTCTACTCCCCAAAGAGTCTTAACTGTCCACCACAGCTCTTCTTTGTTTGTAGGTGGTCGAGTAAGACTAAAAGCCGGTGCGAATGTCATTTTTTGCTTTTACGACTTTTCTTGTTGTCTTGATAATCATCCCAAATCATCAGCATCATCATAAGAGTTAATAAAAACATTGATCCGCCTAAGAATGCCAATAGCATTCCGGTAATGATATCTGAAGTACTCATGTGCTAACCTTTCTGTGGAGTAGCAGAGAATCGAACTCTGGTCCTAAACACTACCGACATGCGGTTTTAATGTCTAGTCGATACCTTCCTACCCCTTTTGGCGTGTCTCAATAAAAACAGGCCATAAAAGCAATTTAACATAAGAAAACCCCCAGGTGATCAACCCTGGAGGTTTAACTTACGAAAACCGAAGTCCGCTTTCTCAAAGCCTTGTTTGTGGCCGCCTAGTATGCTTCTGTTTGCAACATGTGAATACTATACACACATTTACTTGCGCTTTGCAACTACTGACGCAACTGCACGCTTTAAAAGATTATTTCCTTTGTATGCAAGAAGCCATTTAGGGTCATGCGAACCACCAACAGTCCAGTTAGGGCTGTATTGGGTTTCGAAGTGAAGATGCGGACCACCGCTGTTACCTTCTACGCCAACATCAGCAATATGCTGACCAAGAGTAACTTTGTCGCCCTTTTTGACGTAAGACTTTTTAACATGAGCGTAAATCGTGTAATGCCTGCCGTGCTTAATTACCGGTGAGTATTTACCAAATGATGAACCCCAAATACCTACACCGATAACTTCACCGTTAGCAGCAGCAAATACTGGATCACCTACAGGAGCACCAATATCTACTCCTTGATGCCAACCAGACATCCATTGACTTCCCTTTGTCTTGTAGGGACATGTTACCTTGCGGTTTTTACTTAATGGCCATGCCATGTTTATCTCCTTGTTTTGTATATATATCTATATATAGATAATACAGGTATATAAGAATATCTATATCTGTATATCAGATATATACATATATGGAAAATAATGGAATTCTTGTATTTTCCTGCTAAATATACGTCTCCCGCTGCCAGCAAGGCTTTGATTAACTCTTAGCCAGCAATTCCTCGTCTTTGCTGTCGCGCTTTCAGTTGATTAAGATTAACTCTTGATCTGCTGAATTGTTATTTGTTGAGGATTGTCTATCAGCTAGCAGCTAGACGCTTTGAGTTTACCATATGTTACCTAATTGCAAAACCATTGAGGTCAGGAAACGCAAGGGTTTATCTGTTTATAACGAAATTGTTATAAACTATGTACTGCTTTTAGTTCCTGTTAGGTGTTTCTGTTAACTTTTATCTGCTATAATTGCTTTCACAAGGGGAGGGGGCAGTATGTCTTCTTATAGTCAGTAGATGACTTCCCTTTTAAAGCTCTTAGGCACTAGTATCGGTAATCCGACTCTAAAGCTTAAGAGCTTTTTTGCGTTACACACAGAAAAGGAGACCCAATGAAGGGTGAGTTAAGGAAAACAGAAAAGGATGCCTATGCTCATCTAGTAAATGACCGAAGCACACAGATAAATTATGGCTCATCAGCAGACCATTCACCAGAAGCGCAATTCATCTCAGCCCTACTTGATACAGGAATTTACATTCCAGGTATTTACGGGGTTAGATCAGAACAAATGATAGGCCATAAACCAGTTCATGAGTTTTGTTTGAAATACCAAGAGGTATCTCATAGTGCACCGCCAATCCACATCTTGAAAGAAAGATATCCGCAGTTTCCGTACATTGCAGAAGCAAACCCAGTTTGGGCTGCATCCGTACTATCTGAAGCACACACTAACCGTGTACTTAGGCAAACAATGTCTAGAGCCTCAGCATCACTAGCAGAAGACGCAAACGATGAAGCGATAGGTATTTTACAAGAAGGATTATCTCGTATTCAGCCAGCAGTAGGAATGGGCGTAGATGCCACAGACCTAACGCTGCTTGAAGACCTAGGCGAACTGGAAATGTGTCCTGTACCGCAAGGAATGCTACATTCAACCACCGGAGGCATTGCTTCTGGTGACATGTGGATAATCGCAGCCAGACTTGGAGTTGGTAAATCATGGAAATTGATACAACATGCCGTAGCCGCCGCTGAAGGTGGCTGGGACGTAGCGTTTTTTAGCCTTGAAATGCCTGCCAAGTCAGTTCTAGACCGAATACACCGAGTAGCCCTAAAACAATGGCGAGAACCATGGGTAAATCTAGAACTTGATAAACGCTCAGAAATGCTTGAAGAATGGGCGCAAGACTCAGGAACAATTAGTGTTTACGACCCATCAAAAGGGCGTTGCGACGCATCAGTGTTATCAACACTTGCAAACGAAAAAACATTAATAATTATTGATTACATTGGACTTATGCACACAACATCAGGATCACGAGCAATCGAGGACTGGCGTGCAATGGCTACAATCTCTAACCAAGTTAAAGAAGTAGCTTTAAGTCAAAATGTACCAATTATTGCCGCAGCGCAAATTAACCGTGCAGGTGGTAATTCTGATAGAAGCCCAGGAACAGAGCATTTAGCGCAATCTGATGCGCTAGGTCAAGATGCTGATGCGGTAATCACACTCAAACAACACTCCAAGCGAGTACTAATCAATTCATTGACTAAATACCGTCATGGCGAATCTGGAGCAAAATGGTTTACACAGTTTGAACCAGGACGCGGAATGTTAGGTGATTTAAGTATCAGTAGAGCCACGGAAATGAAAATGGAAGATGATGAAAGCGATGCGTCGCAGTTAGGATAACCGTGAAAAAGATAACACTTGATGAAGCGCTGTCACACGGAAGAGGCACTGAAAGGCCTTTTTGCTGTCCAGTACACGATGATAGTAACGCTTCAGCATCACTTAACGTAGGCAAAGGTGTGTGGTATTGCCATGCATGTAAAGCAAACGGCACAGTCGAAGGACATGTGCCAAGCGTTGAGGAAATAATCAAGATTCTGGCTGGGGAAATAGAGCCCAGAACATATCCAGAATCATGGCTGGATCTATTTGATGCGCACGGCCCAAGTACGTACTGGGCTAAACGTTTCGGAGAAGAAACAGCCAACAAGCATCGGTGTGGTACGAGCTATGAAAATGGCATGCCAACCTATCCAATGCGAGACTCACTAGGTCGTCTTCTAGGCGTTGTAACGCGCCATGAAGGTGAAAAAGCCAAATACATGTATCCAGCAGGGGTAAGAACCTCTGCAACCTTCTACGGGGCTTACAAGCCCTCTCGAGTAGTCGTACTCGTTGAAGGTGCTGGAGATGTAATGGCACTAGAACAAGCAGGAATACCCGACCATTGGACCGTACTTGGTTGCTTTGGCTCAGGTCTTCACGCACCGCAAATTCAACTACTTGCTGACTTAGCGCCAAAATTGGTAATAGCAGCATTTGACGATGATGAAGCGGGCTGGGGAGCGTCAGAAAGAGCGACATTCCAGCTAAACGACATAGCGCCAGTTTTGTCACACCAATGGTCTACAGTTGGCGGAAACGACCCCGGAGATGTAGAAATCGGAAAAAGGATTACAAGCATTCAAAAGCTGATTGCAAGTAGCCCATATAACAAACACAGCTAGGAAAACACATGGAACAAGTTGAGAAAGACCTTTATAGATTGTTACAGCTCAAAGCACAGAAAGCGGAGATAGAACATGAAATCGAAGATATCCAGCGTCATGTCACTAATTTATTCGATCAACTCGAATTTACAGCCAATGATCATGTTTATAAAGCAAAAGTGGTCCGTAGTGAAACGTCTGATGTTGATCTTGCGGCTCTTAAAGCAAGCGACATCGATCTTTACGGTCGCGTAACCAAGCAAGTTTTGGACAAGCCAGCATTTAACCGTATAGTAACAAACGGAGAGTTAGACCCTGCTTTGGCTCAACAAATAATCATTATCAAAGACCGCAAAGCATGGGTTTCGATAAGTGAAGTAAAAGAAAAGAGTGAGGACTCAGATGAATAATCAAAAAGACGACGACATTTACGAACCCATACCAATTAGTGATGGGGACGAGTTAACTATCAAGTTGACACACACTTTTGTTGTTAATGGCCAAACGCAATGGGCAGCAGCAGAATGGAAAGTAGCAGTTTTGCCAGAGGAAACTAGCGATGAAGCAATTGAGCGATGCTCAGCATTAGCGCAAGAAACAGTATTCCAAAACGCAGATATTTTGGCGGCAAATATCGACCTTCGCCGTCAATACCAACAAAACAAAAACAAAACAGAAACAGGAGCATAATCATGCCTATCGATTACACACCAATGGATGAAGATCTATTGTTAGCAGGACTTGATGGATACACCAAGTCAGAGTCAACATCGTACCGCCCAATCTGGCGACTAGCCAAGGGCACCACAATTGTTCGTTTCCTTACAGACAAGGACACAATGAACGAAGATCACGGTTGGTTTATCTTCCGCGAAGTAGCTGCATTTGATGGTTTAAAGGGTGGTTTCGAACTACCTAACGGAATTAAAGAATTCCCAGTCAATGACCAAAGAATTGTTACTGACCCAGAAACTGGAGAGCGCAAGCGTGCCAAGGCCCCTCGTGGCTCCGACCCGCTGTTTGAACTTGTTGCACCATCAAGCAAGTATCCACCGGCTGACGGTATCGTTAAGGCTGCTGACAAGGTTGCGGTTAACGTTCTCAACGAAGAAGGCAAGCACATCATCCTCAAGATGAGCGGCGCGCGTGCCAAGGAACTATTCACTGCATTTAATTTGTACAGCGAAATGGATCCTAACTTCACTTGCACAGCCTACCCATGGCAGTTGACAGTATCAGGAACTGGCGTAAACACTACCCTTTCAGTTAAGCCACTTCGCGACGAGCCACCAGTTGACTTGCCAGAACCGTACGACTTGGTTGAGGTATTTAACGGCATCCGTCAAGAAGTAGAGGAATACGTTAATGGTCTTAGTGGTAATTCACAGCAAGACGAGTTAGTCGAAGAAGACAGTTATGCAGTTGCCGAAACGTTTGAAGAAACAGTTGCAGCAATTGACATTGAAGAAGATGTGCGCATGAAGTACAGCGCAGTATCACCAGTACGTCTAAAGACCCTGCTGACCAAGGCTGGAGTTCAGATTCCACCGCGTTCAACACACGCTACTCTGATTGAACTTGCAGTAGCTCACAACATCTAAGACACAAAAACAAAGGGGGGCTGTCCTGTGCGGGGCAGCCTCCTTTGCTATTTAAACATTGAATGAGGAGCAATGGACAAAGAAAAACAAAAAGAGATGGATGATGCGGTTCAGTTTAAATTCATAATGAAAAAACTTGAAGAAGCAAGAAAAAGAGAAAAGTATTTTAAAACTAATTCATACGTTTATGTAATGATTGCCAATTTAAACGAAAAATATGACGAGAATTTAATGAAGCCTGGCTGTGTAGATAAAAATGGTTTAGATAGCAGGTACCGAACACACATAAAAATTGGCAGAAGTATCAATCCGGTTGTCAGGCAAAAAGAGCTAGAAAGCAATTTGTCGCTTAAAAACGACCATAAACACCCAAAAGAAGTGCGTAACTTAACTTTGCTGTATGTTACGCGCGGCGAAACATCTACAGAAAAATTGATGCGTGAAGTAATTGCTACTCATTGGACTCCATTGGCACAAACTAGCGAATATTTAACTTATAAAGGACATTGGAGTTCTTGGATTGATAAGTTTGAGCAATTTTTTGAAAAAAATCTTGAGATGACTAAACACGAGAAAGAAGGAAAAGATGACTACAAAATATTGGTCAGTTCACACACACAGCAAGTACTCAGCCAAGGACGCATTTCCGTCAGTGAGCGAGATAGTCCAACGAGCAACCCAATTGGAATATCCAGCATTAGCGTTAACCGATCATGGGAATATGGGCGGAGTAGCCCAACTATATACTGAATGTAAAAAGGTAGGCATAAAACCATTACCAGGTATTGAGGCTTACATTTCTTTTGACAAAATAACACAAAAACGTCAAACAATGCATTTAGGGATGTTAGCAACAACCGAACAGGGTTATTACAACCTTGTTGGTATGTCAAACTTAGCTCACAAAAACTGGGCAGAGTACAAAACATACAAAGCAATTCTTGATTTAACAGACCTTGCAGAGGCCGCAGAAGACGGGCGCTTAGACGGTATTGCGGCGACTTCAGGATGCTGGTTTGGATTATTATCCGAAATGTTAAAGAAACCAGATTCTCATGTTGACACAAAAGTATCTAACATAATCACATCTCTAGCAGGTTGGTTTGGGTCAGGGTTCTACATAGAAGCACAAAATCATGCAATCTACAAAGAAGACCAAGATAGCGATGAACATGCAGAGTTAATTTACAAAATTGCTCAAAAGCATGGCTTGCCAATGGTGATTGGTCAAGATTCGCATTACATACATGCAGAAGAGCAAGCGCTGCACGACACAATGAAGCGTTTAGTTTCATGGTCAGATGACGTAGAGGATGCTGTGTTTCCAGGCGATGGTTACCACATGGCTGATGAAGAATGGATGAAGGATCACCACCCACCACACATCTTTAACGCCGGAATGGAAGGTCTTGCAGATTTAGAATCAAAAGCAAAGGTAGTGATACCGCAATTAGACAAGTTTTCTTTGTTAGTACCTGATACCACGGTTTCAGGTTACCCTGACAAAGAACTAACTGACTCCACAAATACGTTGCTCAAAAAACGTATTGAAGAAGGTGGTATTAAATCCACAAAGTCAAAAGATTATTATGAGCGTCTAAATGAAGAGCTTGACGTGATTGTTGGTGCTGGATTTTCTGGATATCTATTACTTGCACAAAGAGTGTGCGAATACATGGACAGTAAAGGAATCTTCTACAACATTCGTGGCTCTGCATCAGGATCACTAATTTGTTGGTTACTAGGTATCACATCGTTTGATCCAATTATTTGGGGATTACGCTTTGACCGATTCCTATCCAAAGACCGCACCAAGCCACCAGACATTGACATTGACATTGAGCATGAGCGCAAAGAAGATGTTGAAAAATGGTTAGGCGAAAACTTTTACACCATAAAGATTGGAACATGGCTGCAAATGGGCCTTTCTAACGAAGATGATGGTGAGCAAAAGGGTAGCCTAATGGTTCGCTGGAAAAT